AGAACCATTCTAAATAAGCCCTATATATATATTAAGGACACAAAGAAAATGCAACATTTAGCAAAATAAAAAGTACTATGCGTGAATAGTATATTGAAAAAAGAAACCCCCTATTGAATTCACAAAGGGGGGTATTAAATTCATAGGGGTATTAAATTCACATAAGGGTATTGAATTGCTAGGCACTTCATAAGTCTTCTAATTTATCCTCTAGTTTGTACATCCATTCTTTATGAATTGGAAGTGTTGCTGGCTGTTCTTCTACTAAACCCTCTAGTCTTCTTATGTGTATTGTTACTAGACTGCTCAATAGGTGTGTTTCTTTTTCTGTTAGTGCCACAGCTACTAACCTCTCTCCTTTATCGTTTATTATCATTTGTTGGGATTTGTTTAAAATGTCTTCTAACTCCCCTTGTATATACTGCAAACCCTGTAATTGGATTGTACGGATAGTGCCAAAAAGTTTTAGGCATCTTTGGGAAATCTGATTTAACTTCATTTGTCATATTATATTTTATTAAACTCGTATTTGTCTCCTTCTATCTGAATCCAATTTAAACGATCTGTTTTGATTGTTCTATAACCATTAGCATTCATATCCCATACGATAAGATTGCGTGCCTTACGTCTATCGTATTGCAGTCCTACACCCTTTAGGTCTTTCTGTACTCCTACTCGGCAGGACATTGTTCTTTTAGTTCCGTCAGCTTTTGTGAAGTTAGCTGAAAAGATTTTGCCAGTTGATACTAGGCTGTCGATAATGTCAAAGATAATTTTTTCCATTTGCTTATTATTTATTTACTATTTCGTGTTTAACTGGGTGCAATATACAATCTCCATATGACACTACCAAATAAAAATACAAAAAAAAGAAAAACCCCCTAGAAATATCCTAGAGGGCTTAACTAATTAAACAATCAAAAATGAATACTCAAATATATAAAATAATTTTAACCTACCAAATATTTTTTTATCTAACTACATACATCCCTTTTGGATTTGTTCTAAGTAGCAGATACTCAATAGCATACCTCATTGAATCGACACCGTGATTATATGCATCTCTAGGTTTTACACCCCTTACATCCCAGACATAGTTGTTAAATTCTTTGACTAGATTTTCCCCTTCTAGATTTATATTATAATCCTGCATAAGTGCAATACCTGCTAGAATTGATCCTTTCTTCTTAACTGTAGGTGTTACATTCAGACCTCTAGAATTGAGTTCGGCGATAAGCCTAGGCTCGCTGCTGTCGCACACCACAAGTTGCTTTCCAGCGTGTCTCTGGCATAAATCGTAGATGTTGGAGGTAACTAGTCCCTTCTTATAGAACATCTCTTTCACCCAGATAATCTTCCTAATCTTATCTATAGAAACCTTAGTAAGTACACTTTCGTCTCTACTGAATCCTATATCTAGTCCAAAGCAGGTCATCTGCATCTCATCATTAAATTGTCCAATCTGCCAATCTGTAAAGACTACACCTTCTGCTTTTTGTAGCCATCCACCTAATATCTGGTGAGTATATTTATCTGGTCTGCGGATTTTCATATCTTCTACTTGGTTCACAAAAGACTCCGATAGATTCTCAATGTTATCCCTGTAGTCCGTATGAATGTAGGTAACATTATCTTTAGTGCCATTGAATCCATCTGGAATACCTCTATTCTGGAAGAATCTCTGGTATATCCAATGCTCCTTAGTGGTAGGGTTTAGAATTAACAGCACCCTATTTCTAGCATCTTTAGACCGTATAGAATAGTCGATCTTATCAAAGCTCTCTTCATCTATAAGCTCTTCCGCTTCGTCTAGTACAAAGGTATTGATACCACTAATAGATTTAAGTTTAGCTGTCTGATCTCCAGAGGCAGTCTTAATACCAGAGAAGAATATAAAACTACCAGTATGCCTATTCTTTATATCATACTTAGTAACCTCAAACATATCCTGCGCACCCATTAGCTCTATCTTTTCTAAGAACTCTGGTATAATAGACATAGATGCAGAAGACATTGTATAACGAGTAAACAGTACCCCATTACTCTGCTCGTATGTTAGCAGATTTAGAAATACTGTCACAGCGAATGATTTACCAGAACCTCGACCACCAGTAATTACAAAGTACCTACTGTCGCTGTTGAAGAGGGATTGATATTTAGGATGAAGGTTTATCTTCTCCATCTTCTGGTTTTAAATCTCTAAGTATCTTTTCGATTACTTCAATCTTTTCTAGGCATAGAACTACTATCATCTCCAGTCGTTCTATTTTGTTCTTCATTTCTATTAACTTCGATTCTTTCATTCTGTGGTGTTATATCTATTGTTTTAGGTTGAGCAAAGTCAATCACAGGTATGTTGACTTTTGTATTTATATCTATCTGTTGCATCTCCTTTGGTTTACCGTATCTATAATTCATAAGGTAATCCCAATGCTTTGCTGATCCATCCTTAGCCATCTTAGCTACCTCTACCCACATCTTTTCTTCACTTCCAAATACCTTCTTAAGTGCAGATAGAGTTAGCCTAGTGATGTCCTTATCGGCAATCTTACGAGGACGTCCCTGCCCCCTAGATACACCTTTTACCGCACCATTATTTCTTCTACCATCTTTCTTTTTATCCTCCATTAACTTTCGAATACTAACATTAATAACAATATAAGTCCTCCAAATACATAAAACATAATCTCTTTATTTTACTTCCTTTAGTTGTTCTATAAATTGTTCAGCAGTAGCTAAACTCTTTTTCTTAGTTATAACGCTCGTAAGATAACCCAACTGCGTCTTAGCCATAATATACTTCTGTATATAGTTATCTTCGTTATTCAGCTCCTTTAGTGCTAAATCTAGTAACATCTTTAACTCGGCATTCTCATCTAGGAGTGCTACATAATCTCTAGCCTCCTGCGCTTCTTTCTTTAACCTAGACTTAATAGGCTCTATCTCATCACATACATCTTGATACACTTCCATATACTGGCTCTCCTTCCATAAACTTAGATTAGGGAATATATTCTTAATAGAATTGAGTACCGTTGCGTGGTCTTGTTCTAATGTGTCTCCTATACTTTGATAAGATAGTGTAGTGTACTTCTTACATAATTTATAGTAAACAGCCCTAGCCATAGTGTATCTAGGTGATCTTATGTGTCTATTAGTCTCACTCCTTCTATTTAAATCTATTTGTAGGTAGTTCTCTACTCTACTCCTTATTTCCTTCGTAATCATAAATTCTTTGTAGTTTTTGGTAATCCCTATATGCTTCTGCTATCCCTTGACAGCATTCGTAATGTTCTAGTTCTTCGTAATGCCTCCTAAGTAACGCTAAATCTTCCTCTACTAATATTCCAGTTGTTAGTGAGATTATTATGTCTTGATAGCATTCTTCTTTAGAAGTGTATATCATAATATGTCTTCTATATAGTATGGCTCAAATTCTGTTTGACCATTCTGTATTAGCTTAAAATTAGCAATGCCATTCTCAACAATTTCCTTACCCTGTAGGTAAAACTCTTCAGATACGCTATAGAATCCAAAGTCTCCAGTAGATTTATCTACAGCAATAAAGACAAAATTATCGTATGTAATGTCGAATAATTGGCAGTAGATATAAACCTGTGCCGAATATCC